ATAGTGTCCACGTGCTGCCATCCGGGTTCGTTGCCAACACGACTTTCTGCCCCTGGACGGACAGGCCGCTGAACAGGGGGGTCTCGCCGTAGGTGTCGGCGAGAACCTGTGCCATCGCCGCATAGTCGCCGCAATTCGCGGTCGCCGCCAGGGCAGGCGGGGCAAAGACGGCGAGGCCCGGCAGGACCGTGGCGCTGGTCAGGATGGTCAGGATGGTCCGGATCAAGGCTTTCATCAGAAGCTCCTAAGCAACGCCGCCAGACGCGGCAGAGGGTGGTTGATCGAGGCCGCGATGACATCGCGGTAGCGAAACGCGAGGGTGACACCCCAAAGGCCAAGCCCCAGCAACGACGCATCGCCTGCCCAGGGCAGATCGGTGATCTGATCGGCAATACCGGTGGTGGCGGCGGGCACGGCGGCCGCGGTGGCCAGGGCGGGGGCCACGGCCTTGGTGCGGGCATCCAGCGCGCGCTGCAGCGCGCTGAGGGTGGCGCGGCCAATGATGCCATCGACGGTCAGACCATGGGCGCGCTGGAACGCCTTTGCCACCGTCAGCAACACCGCATCCGCCTCGCCGCCGGGATCATAGCCCAGTTTGCGCAAGCCATCGCGCACCGCGGTGATTTCCGCGCCGCTCAGAGCCAGGCCCCATCGGGCATAGACCGCGCCAGGTGCCGCAGGTTTTGGAGCAGGTGCGCGATAGTGGCCGTCGAGCAGCATCGTCGCCTCACGGTTGCGCCGCGCCACAAGGCCCGGCAACACCCGGCCACCGCCCTTGTTCCACAGTGCCATGCGGGCGCGGATCGCCGCCGGCGGGGATTTCTTGCGCCATTCCGACACCCACGAGGCGCGGGCAATCGCGCCGGTATTGAAATGGAATGACACCCCGGCGTCAAACTCGCTTTGCCGTGCATCCGGCATCTCGCGCCGCACCGCCGGTTCGTATTTCGCCGTCAACGCCTCTTGCAGCAGGGCGGTGGCCTCAGCTTTGGTGATCACCATCCCGGCCTGTGGCCTGACCACACCGGATGCCGCCGTCAGGCCCGCGCCGATGGTCCACACCCCCACCACATCGCGGTAGGCGCGCAACACCACGCCCTCTTCAAGCTCAAGCGCGGCAGTGCCTTTGGCGCTGGTCTGCATGATTTTCCCCGCAATGGTGCCGGGTCAGCCCCGGCCATTCCCCAAGGAATGCCACAGGAACGCCCATCAGTGCCGGGGGATGCAGTATCGGGGGTGGCGTCAGTCGCGCGTCAGCCGGTCGAACAGCGGCAGCGGCATCTGCCGCCCCGCGCGCTGCTCGGCGCGCAACTCGGCGCGCAACTTGCGCACCCACATGCTGGTGACGCCGTGTTCGCTGGCAATAGCATTCGCCGATCTTTGCGGTTCGGTCAATCCCGCCTCGATCACCGCCGCCCGCAAGGCCGAGGCCATGTCGCGCGCCACCTGGCCGCGGTGCGACGGGATATCCAGCTCCGACCCCGCGAACCGCGCTGCCAGCCAGATCGCCACCGCCGCCCCCACCTCGCTGGCCAGCCGCGACCTTTCGGCATGGGCCGGCATCGGGATGGCGCGGCGCTGGCCGCCGCAGTTGGCCAGCAGCCGCAGCCGGGCCGCCAGCCCCAGATCGCGCTCAAGCTCGTCGATCCAGGCGTCGCTCATGCCGCCCCCCGGTGCCGGAGGGCGGCAGAGCCGTCATTCGGCCGGCGGCGTGAAGCCGCGCGGCACATAGTCCTGCAACTGGTCCGCCGCGCGCTCGATGCGCCGCGTGACCATGTCCAGAAGCTCGCCCAGCTCGGCCGGGCCGACCTGATCGAAGCCGCCGCCGCCCTGGCGCACGTCGCCGACCAGATCGCGCAAGCCAGCCAGCGCCAGCGCCCCGCCATGCAACCCGTCGCGCGGGTCTTCGGAGCAATGGTTACACATCGAACGGACCCTCTTCGAAGCCACGCTGGCGCAGCGCTTCGCGGACGAACAGGGTGCGAAAGCCTTCCGACGCCTGTTTGATATCTTCGCACGTTGAAAACCGCGACGCGAACCGTGCACCGAGAACATGGGCCAGAACGACGACAGCAAACTGCCAGTCGTCCCCGAGTTGCTTGTGCAGACCGGCCGCCCAATCGGGATTGGTATCTTGCCGCATCGCTCAGGCCTCCCCGAACAGCGACGGCTGTTCCAGAAGGCGCTGTTGCGCGGGCGTCAGCGGCACAAGGCCGATCCGGCGGCTGTTGTGCATCTGGCCGCGCGTCCAGTAAAGCGACCGTCTGACCATGGGTGCCACCTTTGTCGCGGGCAGCCCGATCCGCAGCAGTTGCGTAGCCTGAAACGCGGCCCGATCGTCCAGAACCGCCTCCCGCGCGCTGCGGCAGGCGTCCGGGGCCATCTGCGACAGTGCAAAGGGCGGCAGCGGAAGGCGCCGCATGTCCTCCGCCTCGGCCAGTCCGGGCAAGCCAAACATCTGCGCCAGTTGCCGATCCAGCGCGTCCAGCAAGGCGTCCTGCATTGCAATCAATCGCGGGCGCTTCTGTTCGGGCACATTCTTCGCCTCGATGCCCAGCAGCCAGGCCCCGGCATGACCCATTTTCATGATCAACATCTGCCGCTTCTGGTCGATAGCTGGGACCGCCCTCAGGGCGGTTCCAGCTTTCAGGTTCGAGCCGTTGATTTTGCGCTGTTGCCGCGCCCAGCTCAGCTCCAGATGATCGCTGATCTGGCGCGGTGCCAGCCACCAGTGGCCCCCGGCACGGAAGGCGTGACCGTGCCAGTCGTAGAAAGTTACGGGATAGACCTGCATTTGTTTCTCCTACGGTTACGGATGCCGAAACGGCTCCGGGTGTTAGAAAGACTGCCGTAGGACAATCCGCATGTGCCTTTGGGCCGAAGCCTTGGACATTGCACATGCCACCCGGATGAAGCTGATCTCTGCTGAGAAGCTCTGTCGGGGCGTAACCGCCTACGGTAGTCCTGCTCGGGGCGCTTTCTAAGACGCTTCCGAACGCCACCAACATGCAGCGGTTCGCCTCAAATGTCAAATGCTGGACTGAACCAGCCCGTTTCGTGTAGGATTGCGGCACCGGGTGATGCGTCAACACCCCCCGGCGCCTGTCGCCCCCTTCCGTCTGAACCGAAAGGAAACGCATCTGATGAACGCAAAAGCCGACCGTCTGCGGGCCCAGAGGGAGGCGGACATGGAAAAGGGAGCCGCCGACATGTGGCGCACCACCGTTGCCGATACCGTCCTTGCGCTGCTGCGCACCGACGAACCCGTAACCCGCGACCGGCTCCGCCAGGAGATCGAGGCGCAGATTACCGCCTCCGACAACCGCTTCGACAAGGCTCGCATGCTCGGGGCGCTGAACGTCCTGAATGGGCGCAACCCGCGCGATTAGCGATCTGGCCCGCGGCGCGCTCATTCGGCACGCTCCCGCCCCGGCCCGCCGGTGAGCACAATTCCCGCCCGCGCGCACATCGCTTTCAGCGCCTCGATCACGCTGGCGATCTGTTTCCAGTCGCGCAGCCCGTCGACATCGAACGGCACCGCCCCCCAGGCCTTCTCGAACCGCGCCCGGATGAAGGCATTGAGGCCCGCCGCCCCCGGCAGATCGACCGCACCGGCCAGCACCAGCTGGCGCCACAGCACATGGCAATAGCGGATGTCACCGCGCGTGGCGGGGCAGCGATGGCTGCGCCCGGTCTTGCCCGACGACGGCTTGAAGCCGCGCGCCTTCAGCGCCTCCAGCACCGCCACCTGCTCGGCGGCACTCATTTGCGTGAGGCTTGCCTTGCCGGTCACCAGCAGTTGCAGATCGCGCCGGCTGTCATCATTGAGCCCCAGATCGCGGCAGGCGACGTGGATGGTCTTGAGAACGGTATTTCTGGTCATCATCCACGCCCTTTCCGGATTTCCCGCGCCCGGTGTTCCAGCTTGCAAACCGCCAGGATCACCGGCTTGACCTCGGCCGGGGCGGCGTCATAGCCGCGCCCGAACCGGCCGTTGAGCCGTGGCAGCAGCGCCAGCGGGATCGCCTCCCAGTTCGCCGGATCGCAGTTGGTCTTGTCGCCGTCCAGGCATTTCAGCACCATGCCTTCGGGCAGCGGCCCGTGCGCCGCTTCCCACAGGTGGCGGTGCTTGGCCACATAGCTGCGCTCATAGCCGGTGTGCGGGTTGGTCTCGGCCACGCTGATCTCGACATAGCCATCCGTGGTGACCCGCTCGTGCCCCAGATATCTGGTGTTGTGCGGCAGATGGCCCTTCCTGAACCAGTTGGCAGCGGTGTTCGGGTTGAACGGCATCTTCTTGCCCTTGTTGGCGGGCACATGACCTTTACGAAAGATGCCGTTCGACCCTGCCCAGCCCTTGCGCTTGCACAGGCCGCAGATATTGTCCTGCGACACATCGGTGCGGCCAAACCGGAAACAGAACCCGGCATGCAGGACTGCGCGCGAGCGGTCGTGATAGTGGGCCTCGATCCACGCCAGTTCCTCGGGCAGGTAGCGGATCCGGCTGCCTTTCATTCCCCGCCCTTTCCGATCAGCGGCAGCATCGGCAGCACCTTTTCGCCATGCTCGGCGTAAAGCCTGGCCGCCATCAGCCGCAGCTTGCTGCTCTCGGTAATCTGGTCGGCCAGATCGACAATCGCGGCAGACCGCTTCACCTCGGCATCAAGCTGCTCGGGCGTCAGTCCGTCTTCGCGCAGCCGTTCAAGCTGCGCAAACAGGTGGTCATTGAGGTCGGCGAGCTTGTTTTTCATCGCCTTATGCCTTCGCCAGATCGATGGTGATGGCTTCCCACGGCCCGTCGAACGCGGCGCGCCGGTAGCAGCGCACATAGGTCTTGGAGCCGACGATCTTCATCGCATCCCGGATCGCCGCCATGCCACGCAGCCAGCGCGGGTCGGTGATGTCCAACCTGAGCAGCATGAAGATCGCGGCGCGGTTGATCTGGCCTTCCTTGTCGGTGTTGAAGGCGCGGGTGACGATCGCCTTGATCTCGTCGCGTGCCGAGGCCGCCCATTCGTTCAGGCACTCGTCCACCAGCCCCTTGGCGATCTGCAACTCGGGACCGAAGGCAATGGCGTCCGCCACCTGCACCGTCACCTTGTAAAGCCCGTCATAGCTCATCAGGGTCTTGTTGCCCCTGGGCCCGCCGATCCGGGCCTCGTATTCCTGCGCCAGCAGCGCCTCGAAGCCCGAAATGTCATCGAACGTGTGCGCCTTGAACCGCGCCACCTGATCCGACAGCGGCACCGCAAAGCCGATGATCCGGCGCACCACCTCGTCCTGCAGCTGGTCCTGCGCCCTGATCAGCGTCAGCGGCACCAGCTTGCCCTGGCCGTCCCGCATATGGGGGCGGCCATCGACCAGCACCCTTCCGTCCGGGATCGTGGTTTCAGTGACAGGGCCAGTCATTTCATAGCTCATTTCAACACCTCCTTTTCAGTCTCTACAATCAGCAGTTCCGGCGCATCCGCGCCGGGCGGCGTGGCCACCAGCCCCAGCACCACCAGGGCGCAGGCCATCGCCTCACTCTCGTCCATCGACAGCAGGGTCACGCCGCGCCGCCCCCACAGATCGACCTTGCCAAGCCCGCGCGAGGCGAGGGTCAGCATTTCTCTTTGGGTCAGGCGCGTCATTAGCCCTCCTCCCTCGCGTTGCGCGGGCAGGCGGCGCAGGCGCGAAACATCAGCACCCGGAGCGGGTTGCCCGTAGCAAAGCTGCGCGCCTTGGCGCGCCAGTCCTGGCACTCATGCGCGGGCAGCGTGCCGAGCGCCGGGCAATCGACCCGCGCCAGTTGAAAGACACTTCTGAACCGCTCTTCAATGGCGCTTGAATTCGCCGGATACTTGGCGTGCAGCACCTGACTGATCAGCCCTGCCGAGCGCTCCATGCGCGCAGCCACCCGGTTCTGGCTGGTAGCACCACATTCGACCGCCAGCGCCTCGACCCAGTCCGGCAAGTCCTCGCCCCAGGCGGCGCGCGCAATCTCGAGCGGGCTGCTCATGGCACGCCCCCGGTCAGCAGCACCAACTCGCCGATATTGTCATCCCAGACCGCGCGCACGCGCCGTTCGCGCGGCGGACGCGGGCCGGTGTTGCGGATCAGCCGGTAGATCGCCTCGCGCCGCCCGGGCACCGCCGTGCGTTCGACCTTGATGTAGCCCGCCTTCAGGAGTGCCTGGCAATAGCCCTGCGCCGCTTCCAGCTTGACCGGCACCGAGGCGGTCGAGGAATGCGCGGCAAGATCGGTGGGCGTGAAACTGCGCAAGCCCCGCATCGCGGTCCAGAGATTGAGCGGCACCGAGCCACCGGTGCCCGCCTCGCGCGTGCGCTGGAACTCGGCCACGACGCGATAAAGGTTACGCCGCCCGACACCGCGCTGCACGTTGATGCAGGCACCGTCCTGTTCCCAGGCGCGCACGATCGCGCTCGCCCGCAACAAGCTGACGTGCAGCTCGGCGCTGATCTCGGCGTAGCCGAAGGTGCCAAGCCGAAGCGCCACCGCCCAGGCTGCATCCGCGATGGCCGCGCGGGTTTGCGGGGTTTGGAACATCACGCGACCCTCCGCTTGGCGTCGGCCTTGCGACGGTAATCTTCGGCCATTTCGTCGCGCCGCGCGGCGGGTGCCTCGCCGGTGAAGAAGGACCCCTTCCAGTCCGCCGCCGACATGGCCCTGAGTCCGCGCACCCGGGCATGTTCGTTGATCAGCGCAAGGTTGATTGCCACCCGCCGGATCGAGCGCCGCGAGGCCTTCAGCACGAGATCGCGCAGGTCGGGGGCGATTTCGATGCCGGGCGCGTAGATCGGCACCATGTGTCCGACGTCGCCAAGGCTCGCTGGCTCGGCTGCCACCCAGTCGAGCATGCGGCCATGCACCCGCTCCCAGCGTTGCAACTTCTGCGGCAACAACTCTTCGCCGATCAGGATCACCGGCACACCCGAGGCCTCGTAGAGCCCGCGCACCACCTCGATCATCTTGTCGCTGACCAGATGGTCGGCCTCATCCAGCAGCAGCGGCCGGCCCGAGCGCGCCAGTTGCTCGGCTGCCTGGTTGAACAGGTCCGGTGCGGTGCTGCGGCTCGGACGCATCCCAAGCTCGATTACAATCTCCTGCAACAGCGTCTTGGCGCGCCAGAGCGCCTGGATCTGGATGTGACAGGCCCGAAAGCGGTTGGTGGCATAAACCGCCGCAGTGGTCTTGCCGTAGCCCGAAGGGCCGTAAAAGGTGGCCATACCCGGCAGCCCGTGCGCGCGGGTCTGCACCCGGTCGATCAGGGTCAGAAGCGCAGCCACATTCCGCAAGGGCGCCACGCTGTTGTAAAGCCTCGGTTCGTCCGTCATCTTGTCCCTCTTCACCGCTCGTGTTTTCCGCCGTCTCGTGTTTTCCGTCGTGGGGCCTCATCCGCCCCCGGCGGTTTTCTCACCCAAAGATCGTGTCGCCCTGTTCGTCCCAGAGCATCCGCTCGGCCCGGTATTCGGGCTGGGTCTGGTAGACGCTGAGCCAGCGCTGCTGCTCGGCGGTCAGTGTTCCACCCGCTGCCTGCGCGCGCTCGAGCTGCAGCGCGCGGCGGAACCGCTCGCGCGGCTCTTCCTCGGCCACCGGTGCCGGGGCGCTGCGGCGGCTTGCCAGATCGGCAACGATCGCCGCCTGGGCGCGGTCCAGATCCGGCGCAGGCACCTGGCGTCCGGCGCGCGGCGCGGGTATGGCAAAGACCGGCCGCACCACCTTGGCTTCCGGCTTCGGCAGATCGGGCGGGGTCAGTGCTGCCAGGCCCTCGCCGATCTCGGCGGCCTTGTATTTCCGGTGGGCGGCAAGTGCTGCCTTCTCGGCCGCCATCCAGGCATTGCGGTGGCGCGCATGCGTGCGCGCCTCGGCCATGTCGAAGAACCCGGCTTTCACCAGACACGGCGCGTGGCCGAGATAGGCGTTGTTCTGGCTGTAGATGTGCAGGCCGTCGAAGAAACCTGCCGGATCGAAGCGGATGATGACCCGCTGACCGGCAATCTCGTGCATCCAGTCGGCCCAGAACTCGCTGCCCTGAAAACGGATGCGGCCGCTTTTGCTCTCGGCGCGAAGCCCTTCGGCGCCCAGCAGCCAGAGCCGCCGCTGCGCCTCGGTGGCCTTACGGATCGGCGCGGTGGCATAGCTTTCGTCGAACACCTCAACAAAGCTGCGGCCCCATGCGACCTCGGAGCGCCGCCCTTGCCGCGTGTTGTGCTCCTCGATCCCCTCTGCCAGCACCTCGAGAAACTGCTCAAGATCGATCGCGCGGCTGCCGTAGTTTTCCGGCTTCGCCTCAGGCCGGTTGCCGGTCCAGGCGCCCGCAAAGCGCGGATCCTTGGCAATCGCATCGCACATGTCGCGGAATGCCCGCTCGATCGGCTTTGATTGACCCGCATAAGGCGTCGCCCAATGGATGTCGCAGCCGAGCGAGGTGAAGAGACCGGGAATGTCCTCGTCACGCACCTTGAAGCGGTAGCGCGTGGGACTGCCGCCGGTGATCGCCTTGGCGGCGAATTCGCGACCATTATCCAGAAGCACATGCTGCGGGATACCCCATGCCTCGATCATGTCGCCCGCGCAGAGCAGCACCGCAGTCGCGTTCGGGGTCTGATCCACGCGCCAGGCGAGGATGCGCCCCGAGTATATGTCCTGAAACGCCACCATCTGCGCGCGCCCGATCACCGGCTTTTCCCCGCGCGCGGCGGGCCAGCGCACGAAGACGTCAAACTTGTGGAAGTCGGCGTTGACTGCCTCGAGCGCGACAAGCGCGGTCTTGTCGCGCACCTGGGCGGGATACATCCGCTTGACGGCGTCAAGCCCTTTGCGCGCCAGCACCTGGCTGACCTGCGACACGGAGGCATCGAGGCGCCGTCGCATCGTGCGCTCGGGCAAGATATCCCAGCCCTCGGCCAGCGCCACACGCCGCGCCCGGCGATAGCAGGCGGTGAAACTCGGCTGCTCAAGGCGCAGATAGTCGCTCTTGATCAGCGCGAAAAACGCGGGGTCGCAGTCCTTGGCGCGCGGGCGCTTGGGGGCAGCTTGGTGGCGCGGCGCGAGATAAGGCAGGCGATCGTCAGCACGCACGCCTGCGACCAGCGCCAGCCACGACCAGACCGTGCGCGCGCCGAGCCCTTCCAGCCGGGCGACCTCTGTCACCGCGCTCCGGCGACCGATGGCGGGCTCGAGCACCTCGACCTTCTGCACGATGCCCTGACGGACACGCGCCTTTGCCTTCACCGCCTCGGGCGCCGCGTCGAACCACGCCCAGGCCTCGTCGCGCCCCATGCGCTCGGGTTCCTTGGTCGCAAGTTCCGGGCGCGTCAGCTGGTGGCGCGCGCGCACCGGCAGCAGCTTCCAGCTGTATTCCCAGCCTCCGCCCCGGCCGGCGCGGCGGCGCGCCTGCGCGGCGTCCTGACGCCAGCCGCCCCGCTTGATCAGAGCCTCGACCCCCTGACGTGTCGAGGGCAGATCGGGCAGGCCAGCGGCGGCGAGTTCTTCGGCACTCCACCATTGCTGCGGGGGTGTGGGTGTGGTTCTGCTCATGCCCGCCCCTCCCCGCCCGCGCCGCCGATGAGTTCGCGCAGGTCGGCGGCGAAATGCTCGGCAAAGCGGCGGCGAGCGCGTTTCGGCACCCGGTTCCAGAGCACGCGCAGCGCCGTGAACCCCTCGTCAACGGGGTCTTTAATGGCGGGTGAAAGGCCGTTCTTCGCGGCCAGATAGGCCTTGCGCGCCGCGGCGGCCTTCTTGCCCGCGGCCAGCGCCGCCACCACCGCGCCACGTTCGTCGGCATCGCCGATCTTGGCAACAGTCAGAAGGTCATCAAGCGTAACCTTCCGCGGTGAGCCGCGCAGCCGATCCGCATCTTCTCGGCTGATCGACCGACCGGCCCGGGCGATCTTCTGGACCTGACGCACAGTCAGCGCCCGCTTCTCGGCGATGGTTTCTGCAAACGAACTTAGTTCGTTTGCAAGACCGTGTTTCGCGAGTGCTCCCGCAACACCTGCCACGGTCTCAGGGTGCATTTCCCCATAGGCCGCGCTGTAGGCGGCCAGAAAGATCGCATCGTCGACTGGCGTCATGCCCGCCCCGGCAAGGTTCTGGCTCGCCTCCAGCGCCCGCGCTTCGTCGTCGCGGCACGTGATCGCCACCACCGGAATGGTCGTCTGGCCCAACGCGGTCATCACCGCCAGCCGGTTCGCCCCGTCGATCAGCACAAACCCCTTGCGCGTCCTGCGCACCAGCACTGGCACCGTGAACCCGAAGTCACCGATCACCTGCCGCAGTACCGCGGTCGTCGCCGCTGAAACCGGCCGCAAGCGATCCGGCAAAACCGCGATGTCGCTGATCGGTAAAACCGTCACAGAGGGCATGAATTTGGTCATCTGTGCGCCACCTCAGGCCCCTTCGTCATCAGATAGAAAAACCGCCGCTGCCCGGCGATGATGCGCGCGGTGCAGATGATCTCGGCCCCGTGCACGCGCAGCTCGGCCACGCAGGCGTTCACCGCCATCACCCGGCCGCGCCGCACGATGTCGCGCGTCGTGTGCGACCGACCATCACCCAGCACGGCCAGAACCCGTTGCAGGCGCGGGGAATGAAGCGGGGCGGCGTGCATCTCAGGCCAGCCTGCGCCCGGTGGCACCGGCAAAACTGAAACTGTTGGGCAAACCACCATCGCCCCGGCTGCGGCAGGATGTGCACAAGCGGTTGTGAAGGCCCACTGACTCGAAGGTCTGGCCGCAGCACAGGCAGGCGCGCGGCCCGACCTTTACTTTGCAATCTGCGGCGCGCTGCAACCTGGCCGCCGCCTGCTCGGCCTCGGCCATGGAGTTACCGCCATCGCGGGCAATCCTGCCCGCCGGATCAATCACCACCCAACCGGTCCGGGTCCAGCGCACCGAATACCGCGCCGCGCCGGGCTTGCTATAGCAAACGCTCATCGCACATCCTCCGCCGCCGTCAGAAGTGCCAGCCGGCCCAGCATCGCCTCACCCTCTGGGCAGGCGATCAACCCGATCAGCGCCGCACAGGCCGCCTCATAGGCATCCCAGTGCATGTCCTCGGCCGGAAACCCTTGCGCCACGCCCGCCCGTTCATGCGCCGCCTTCGCCTGCACGGCGACGGCCCGGATACGCGCCAGCCGCTGCGAAACCGTCATCATGTCAGCACGCATTGCGTGCTTTCGAACACCCGCCGCACCGGCCGCACCGGCCGCACCGGCCGCCTCAGGCACCTCGGCACACCAGCCGCTATCCTGGTCAATCACTCTCATTGCAGCACCTCCGCTATCATCAACCCCAGCCACAGCCCCCCGAACAGACAGACCACCCCGATCAGATCGCCAATCCAGTGATCATCAAGCCACCGGCTTGCCGCCATCAACCGCTGCCACATCATCCCGCCTCCCGCTCGAACGCCGCCCGCCCCAACCGCAATCCATGCTCATGGATGCGCCGCGCCGCCTCCAGCACCGCCACGAACTGCTCCGGCTCCGTGATTGCCTCGATCAGCGCCACCGCCCGCGCGCAGGCCCACTCACGGGGCTTGAGGTCCGCGCCCAACCACAGCGCCAGACGGCGACGGATCGACATCACGCGGCATCCTTTCTTGGTTTGGAGGGCCGGGGAATGTCGCGCGGCCATGCCAGATCGCGCGGCCAGTTGGCATCAAACCACGCCATCATGCGTTCTGCCGTTTTCACGGTGCAACCGCCGCCGTTTTTCAGGTGGGGCAACCGCTTGCCGTCGTTCACCGCATAGGTCGACACCGTCGACAACTTGTAGTTGCAGTGTCTGCCATACATCTCGGCAAGGATAACGATCGAATTGGTGTCCATTGTTCCGCCTGCTCGGTATCGTTACCGACACAATAGACGGTAAGTTTACCGATAGTCAAGACAGGCTTTTTCGGTAATAATCCCGATTCGTGAAAGACTGGGAAAACGCCTTTGCTGACGTGATTACTCAACGCCTCAAGGCGTTGAATACTAATGCTTTTGCTGTGGAAACGCGCGCCGGTCTGCCCCCGGATGCCATTCGAAACGTGATCAGGAGCAGGAAAAAGGACGGCCCATCCTTGTCGCGCGCCAAGGAAATCTGTGATGCCCTTGGCCTTGAGTTCTACTTCGGCCCGCCCCGCGCAACCGGCCCGGTCGAGACCGTCATCCTCGGCAACGAGGATTTCACCGCCGTGCCGCGCTACGACGCCCCCCTTTCCGCCGGGCCGGGGGCTGACAACGGCGACGCCCAGGTGGTCGAAAAGCTGGCCTTCCGCCGCGACTGGCTGGCCCGCATCGGCGTCGCGCCATCCGCCGCCGTGCTGGTGCCGGTATCGGGCGACAGCATGGCGCCAACCCTGCACGACGGCGATCTGGCCCTGATCGACACCAACCGCAAGGCGGTGCGAACGGGCCAGGTCTATGCCCTGACCGACCTCGACGGCTCGACCCGCGTCAAGCGCCTCGACCGCCTGCCTACCGGCCTGATCCTGCGCTCCGACGCCCCCACCCACCCCGCCGAATTCCGCCCCATCCCCGACGCCGCCCGCGTCGCCATCATCGGCCAGGTGGTCTGGTCGGGCCATACATGGAGACAGTTGCATGATAAGTAAGGCTCGCGCGTCTCTTGCTGCCATGGTGTTGGTAATGGGCTGTGCCTCATATCAGGACGTGGCCGATGCTCCTGTTGAACAGGAGTTTTCTGTGGCCCGGAACTACCAGGCCGTTTATGCGTCCAGCCTTTCCGTAATGCGCAAATGCTTGCACCCCGGCGCGTCATTTTTTCCAAGCCCGGCCGCCGTAACCATTGAGGCGCAACTCTACCCCGACCTTGGTTATGGCGAGATCATTCATGGCTTGTCCGGCCTCGCCCCCGGACTGTTCAGCAGCCTGCGGATCATGCGGGCAGGAAGCGGGGCAAAGGTGCAGATCAAGACCGCCAATCAGATCCCGAGCGCCAGCGCCAATACCAGGGCGTGGCTTGCCTATTGGGCCACGGGCGGACAGCAATGCCCGCGCATTGGTGCATCGCATCCGCCAGCTTAGGTCGGCTGCAACCAGCTGCACGGCGATTATTTACGCCTTCTCGCGCCGCCCTTGAACGCCCACTTCACGGCCCGTTGACGACCTCGGTCGCGAGCGCGGCTTGTCCCCCGGCTTTTGGCCTCAAACCGCCCAAAATCACCCGTTTTCACGCAAATCAGTTGCATGTTCGGAGCCTGTTTCCTGCCCCGCCGAATTTTGCCAACCATCTGTTTTGCAAGGCGTAATCGCGAACTAGCAACTGGAAAACCGAACTAGCAACGCCAGTTGCATGTTCGCGCCCCCGTTTCGACCCATTCACTACCCGGTTCTGCCTGCCGCCGTGACGTATTATCCAAGGTGGTCAATGTGTTAAACACTGCCCACCCGTGCCATCCCAATGCGGCCGCTGCGCGTTTCTTCCCGCCGTTTTCCCTCGATTTCGCGGTTTCTGCTTGTCACGGCCTTCCGGCATGTTACGCCACTTGACCGCCACCCATGCCTTTGTTCGCGCAGCCTTTTTCACGTGCTCCCACGCTTCACCACCTGCTCCCGGTTTGCTGCAGGTTCTGGTGTCACCGCACATCGGTTGTAGCGTGACAGCCGAACCTGCATCATTTGACAGCCGAACCTGCAGCAGAGCGATTTTCGAAAAAACGCGGTTTCACGGCATCGCAATGCCGCGTTGCAGGGGGGTTGAAGGGGCTTTCAACGGCGGTGTGAGGGCAAAGGCAAGCCATCCCGCAGGTGATGGCCCGACGTCTGTTTCAATACCGGCCGGAGTGCTGCACCATCGCCCCGACTACATCCGATTCGAGGTGAATGTTGGGCAAGGAAGACAAGACGGGCGAGCGGGCGGTGGCACCGCAGGTTGACAACCCTGTTCGGCCGAC